CAGCGTCAGATGTGTATAAGAGACAGGTATCAGGAGACAAAAAGAAATGATTTTAACACCAAGGTTAGAGCTGTACACAGGACAACAATATGTGGATACTTATTCTCAGATAGTTTTGTGGGGCGGCGTTGCTTACATCACAGACTAATACTCAAGCCACTAAAGAAGATAGAGACGCGGCAACCAGGCTAGCAGTCAAACAAGCACGTGATGACTTACTAGCATTTGTGATGCTGATGAATCCTAGCTTCAATGTGGGACCGCATCACCGTTTGTTATGTGACGAGCTGATGAAACTAGAGGCGGGCGAAACGGATCGACTGATGGTATTCGTATCTCCGCGTTCTTCTAAGTCGCTTATTACCTCAACATATTTCCCAGCATGGGCGCTGGGGCGTAATCCTTACTGGCAAGAGATCGCAGTATCTCACTCAGATGACTTGGCTACCAAGTTTGGTAGAACAATTCGAGACATCATCAATACTACAGCCTACAATACTATCTTCCCCAAGGTACGAATCAAGAAAGATAACCGTGCGGCGAACTCATGGGCGCTAGAAGAGAGCGGGAAAATAGCTGGCAGCTTCTTGGCTGCAGGTTCTGGCTCTGGTATCGCGGGTTTTGGTGCACACTTAGCTGTGATTGATGACCCAATATCAGAACAAGATGCGTTTTCCAAGACCAGACGTGAACAATTAAACGAATGGTACGCTTCTGGTTTGCGAACACGTCTAATGCCAGGCGGAAAAGTGGTGCTCGTCATGACAAGATGGCACGAAAATGACTTAGCAGGTCACTTGTTAAAGCAACAAGAGGCTTCACCCCTTGCAGATAAGTGGGATGTGGTGCGAATTCCTGCGTTAAATACTGCAGAATCTGCAGCACAGCTATCAACAGCACGTGCTGAACTAATTGAACAAGGATATTTACCAGAAAATTACCCCGAACCCAAGCTTGGTGAGTCTTTCTGGGGGGCACCTGATCGTGAAAATGGATTTTGCTGGTCAACCGAGGACATTATCCGCACGAAAAACAACACACCACCGTTTAAATTTGACGCATTGTACTTACAAAGCCCATCATCAGAGACAGGTGGCATTATTCAAGTGGATTACTGGCAAGATTGGAGCAGTGAAGACCCGCCTGAGTGCGATTTCATCATACAATCCTGGGATACAGCGTTTTCTACCCGCACAACTGCAGACTATTCTGTGGTTACCACCTGGGGAATCTTTAAGAAAGACGATTTGAGTATGGCAAACATGGTATTGCTGGGAATGGAGAAGGGTCGCTGGGATTTTCCCACACTCAGACAGAAAGCGGTTGACAAATACATGAAGCACAAGCCAGATTCCATCGTGATTGAGAAAAAAGCTTCAGGTCAATCTTTGATTCAAGACCTAAGACTAGCAGGTTTACCTATTCAAGAGTATCAACCTGACCGAGACAAAGTATCTAGAGCATATGCTATCAGTTCTTTGTTTCACAACGCAAGAATCTACGCACCACTAGAGAAAGTGTGGGCAAAAGAAACTATTGAAGAGTGTCGCCAGTTCCCATCTGGACCTCATGACGATATTGTGGACTCAGTTACCCAAGCTGTCCTGTATGTTCGTAATGGTGGTTATTTGGAACATAGTGATAATTCATGGCTTGACTTAGACGAGTCATCAGTGTATAATAGAAAACGCAGACGTTATTATTAAGGATTGATTTATGGCAGTAGAAAAAAATTTTGACATTCCAGAGGGAGAAGAACTAACTCTCTTTGAAGAATTACCAGAAACTCCAGAGCAAGATACAGATGTAATGGTGACACCAGACGGTGGCGCTGAAATTACACTGGAAGACAAAGCGATGATGGAGGAAGCAGAAGCAATGGGTCTCTTTGATGAAATGGAGATGAGCCCAGATGCAATGCAACACGACGCGAACCTTGTAGATTTTATTGATGACCAAGAGCTGAGTGCTATTGGTAATGAGTTACAAGAATCTTTTGAGCGTGATAAACAATCACGTGATGAATATGATTCCATAGCAGAAGAAGGTGTAGACCTTCTTGGTTTTAAAGCAGAGCAAAGTGATGAGCCCTTCCCTGGTGCTTGTGCATCTTCTCATCCTGTTCTATCTCAAGCAGTTGTAAAGTTCCAAGCAAAAGCATACAAAGAATTATTTCCCACTGAAGGTCCAGTGCGTACACGAATTGTTGGTTTACAAACTCAACAGAAAATGGAACAAGCAAATCGTGTGCGTCACTTTATGAATTATCAAACACAAGTTCAAATGCCTGAGTACGGTCCTGAGCTTGACCGTTTATTATTTTATGTAGCACTGTATGGTTCTGCATTTAAGAAAACATATTGGGATGTTAGTTTACAAAGACCCAGAACTGAATACGTTAAAGCGCAAGATTTTTATATTGACTACTATGCATCCGATTTAGAAACAGCAGAGCGATTCACTCACAAGTATTCTATGTCTATGAATCAAATCAAAAAGTTTCAGATGGCTGGAACCTTTGCAGATATAGATGTTAATGAAAGTTACTTAGACGAAACCGCTGCTCAAGAAGCGTCAGATGAAATCTTAGGTGTCACTAAACCTTATGGTGATACAGACCGTGTAGAAATTTTAGAGATGCATGTGAACTTAGATTTACCAGGCTTCGAAGATCCTGATGGATTAAAACTTCCTTACATTGTTCACATGACAGACGAAGGAAAGATTCTCGCAATCCGCCGAAACTGGAATGCTGAGGATTTTAAAAAAGAAAAGAAATTATACTTCACCCATTACTACATGATTCCTGGTTTAGGATTCTATGGTTATGGATACTTACACTTGATTGGAGGCTTAACCAAAACCGCAACATCGTCTATGAGACAATTAGTAGATGCAGGTACCTTTGCAAATTTACCTGGCGGATTCAAAGCACACGGACTACGAGTGTTAGCACCAGACGAGCCAATCGCTCCTGGTGAGTGGAGGGAAGTTAATAGTCCTGCGGGTGACTTAGGTAAATCATTACAACCTTTACCATTCAAAGAACCTTCAGGAACTTTATTTAATTTAATGCAGTATGTGGTGAATGCTGCAAAAGAGTTTGCTGACTCGACCGACAACATAGTAGACCAAGCGTCAAACTATGGACCTGTTGGTACAACCATGGCTTTGCTTGAGCAAAGTTCTAAGTTGTTCAGCGCTGTGCACAAGCGTCTGCATAACGCCCAATCCAAAGACCTGCGAATCTTAGCGAGATTAGATTTTGAGTATCTTCCTGATCTGTACCCGTATGAGGTCGCAGGTGGTGCACAGCAAGTTTTCAAAAATGATTTTAATTTAAAATCAATTGATGTACTTCCTGTCTCTGATCCGAACATGCCAACTGAAGCACACCGTATCGCCAAGATTAATGCAATCATGCAAATTGCACAACAGAATCCTAATGCTTATAACATGGAACAAATTGGAATGGAATTATTTTCTGCGATGGGTATTGAAGAGCCTCAAAGATATTTGAAACAACAGCAACAACCAATCTCCGCTGACCCTGTGACTGAAAACATGGCAGCAATGAAGGGTGCCCCCATCCAACCAAGACCAGATCAAAACCATGACGCTCACATTGTAGCACACGCTTCAATGATGCAGAACCCTGCATACAAAGAAAACGTAGTAATGGTACAAACATTGGCTTCTCACATCCAAGATCACTTAGCGATGAAGTATAGAAACGAAGTAGCGCAAATGATTGGTGACCCGCAAATCGTACAAGCGATGATGTCTGGTCAACCGCTTCCACCTGAAGTGGAAAATCAAATTGCACTGCTGACTGCCAATGCTTCGGATTCTATTATGAAGTTAGATGAAGAGAAACAAAAGATTATGTCTGGTGAAAAGAAAGATACAGCAGAACAACAGATTCAATTACAGCGTGATGATTTAGAATTACGTAGAGCACGACTTGCTCTAGACGCGAAAAAGCATCAAGACGAAATGACATTGGAAGAAGCGAAGGTAATGATTAATGATGAGAACACAGACCTAGAG